AATTAGTTTTTGGTGTATACCCATGGCAGCATAAGTCATGCCTTCGTCTTCACCAAACCAGCTGTTCCTTTCTGCCCACGCTTCTGCTTGAGGGTCTGGAGCTGCTGGTTGTACATTCCTTTGCTGCGGTAGCTCAGGCGTTACAACTTCTTGTTCAGCCGTTTGTTTTTGTTTTGCTACCAAACGCTCGGCATTCTGCGCTTCATAAGAAGTTTTAGCAACAGCCTCTGTAGCTAATGCAATAGCTTCTGCATCCCCAAGCTCTTGTGCTTCTTTAAGAGCTTTACGCGCTCGTTCCCTATCGGACTCTACGCGCTGCTGATACTCATTTACGAGCGTCGAATCTGAAGATTTAAGTTTCGTTTGTAGCTGGTTATTTTGCTCTGAAACTTTTTTAGCGAACTCTATCGCCTCTTCTCTTTGACGCTCTGCTTCGCGCATACGGTAAGTAAGTTTATCTATGCGCTTTTTAACGCCATCACTATACTCGTCTAATTCGTCTGCAGATTCTTCTACCGTAGCAGAAGTATCTAAATCACCTGCGCTTTCTTGAATTACGTCAGCAGCTCTAGGATCTACTTCTTCGTCTGGGAGTATGAGCTCAATATCTTGGGACTCAGCCATTACCTTTCACCTTATTGCAGAATATCTTCTGGATTATTTACAGTAGCTAAAATCTCGTCATCGTTAAGTAGGCGCATATCGCCCCCGTCGATGTTAAATCTAGCTCCTGCGTACCGACCAAAAATTACCCAATCACCTTCTTTACACCAAGGGCCATCAGGAAATTTATCTGGATCGGAATATGCGTCTGGGCCGGTTCTTACAACTAACCCTACAACGGTAGCTATACGCTCTTTATCAAGAGTTTGTTTAGCGATCATAATGCCGCCTTTTGTTTTCTCTGGAGGAGAAAACGGGAGGATAAGTAACCTATACCCTGTTGGGTTTGGTAATTTATCTGCGTGGCTCTCTAAATTTTCAGGAGTAATTTGTTCCTTCGGAGGATCTAACGGCGTATCAGATCCAAAATTTAGGACACGATCAGGGGTTGCCCCCTCGTTAGTCGTCTTCGACATCTTCTAACCTTCCATGCAGGGCAGTTATTTCTTGTTCAGCAAAGTTAAGCCCTGATATTTCTCCAACTATTCGTTGGTACTGAACAAAGTCTTGTGCGCCACCTGTGGCGAGAGCCTGCGCGAGTTCATGCTGCCTCTCGCGCAGGTTGCGGAGCAAATACTCCGAATATTTTATGAAATCCATCAGTTCACGTAGCTAGTAAAATCCAATCCTTTAGTAGCTGCGCCAGTTCCTTTTGTTCTTACTTTTTTCCCAGGAATGCTGATAGTTTTTTCTGCCAGCACCGTAGCTTTCGCAAAGCCTTCGTTCGAAGGCTCTGGGATGGACGGTTGTACACCGGCCTTTTGAGTTTTAGGGGACGGATAAGGCAATTCCGTATCTCTAAGGTTTCTCATTTCTTGCTCTTACTACGAGACTTAGTTCGCCCACCGCGCTTCATTTTTCCTGGCATGGGCATCTTTTTGTTTTTCTTATGTCCTGGCATTAGTCTTCTCCTTTCGAATAAAGATTGTTAAAGGTCACATTCGGATCCATGTAGCTATCATCAATCTCTGCGGTATGCAGATGTTGACTAGGGTAAAAGTCGGGAGCACCCGAACCTGTTTCCCATAAAGCTGGATTAGTCGCTCTTACACGATTATTAGGTAACGCTACGATATTACCCGTCCATTTCCCAGCATTCGTTAGCTGTATTACATGACTCTGCTTATGTTGCGCAGGATCATCAGCGATATCGTTTCCTGTATAATCTACAGTAAATAAATATTTCCCCGTATGGAATTCGTTATCTATTTTACAAAGCCATGGGCTTGACGATACACGATCCATAACGATGACCTCATGGTCACGAGAACTACAATCCCAAGGCTGTGCTAAATGAGTTGCCATTTGTTCCGGCATATCCTCAGTATTAGTATCAGCTATCAAAGCGGTTATCGGCATTCTTGCCCACATCGCACCGCCGTGTAGATTCTCCTCATCCTCTTCTTTATCCCATTCGTATCCAGTAAATACGATTTGGAACGATAAACATCTGTCTGGGATCGTATTTACCGCAATCGCTATTGCATGTAAATACTCTCCGTGATAGTCAAGATGATTGTATGTAAATTCTCTTCTTACCCAACAGTTAAAATGAGGGATATTACTTATTAAATGAGGCACTTATTCCTGTTCCCGAGACTCTCTAACGATTCTTGCAATCTCCGTCAAATTAGAATCTATATCCCTATCGTCACGCATCTCTGCCTGCTGTAGTTCTGCAGCTACACGGATATCCGTTTGCTGCTCTTGAGACTCTAATCTTTCTCTTTCCGTCTGAGCTCTACGTTGTGATTCTCTATCACGCTGCGCGAGCTTTTCGAATTCCAGTTCCATTTGTTCTTGGAACATCTGACGTTGAGGATCTTGTTGCTGCATAGCCAACGCTTGTGCCAAGGCTTGTTCTTGGCCTGTAATTTGTTGTGTAGCTTGGGCTGCAGCGATTGCGATTTCGCTTTCCATCTCGGGCGGCAACTGCGGCATTTGACCGTCTGGCCCAGGTTGTGGTAGTTGTATTCCCTGTTGTGCCAGCAACTCTATAACTTGCAAACGATATTTTAGGGCTTGGTGCTGTTGAATATGCGCCTGTAACGCTGCCATCGCTTGCGGGTTTTGTTGGGTCTGAGGGTTTTGCATAAACGCCATATGAGTTTGCATATGAGCGTCATGGTTTTGCTGTATGAACGCTTGTAAGGGCGTCATTAACAGTGCATCCATATTTTCTTGGATGGGATCTTTCGGAGCTGGTGCCATATCGGGTAAAAGAATATCGTTGATATCTTTGATATTCAGTGCGATATACATCTTACGATAGGCTTCTTTTAGATTATGGATCTGCGGGGCGCTTTGCGCCATCTGCAGTTGCGTCTGTGCCAAAATAATACGTTGAGTCGTACTAAAAATATTCGGATCACATACGGGGATAACATCGACACTGTTATCGAAGTCTTGCGCGAATACCGTTTGTTGAGCACCTTGTACTTGGTACGGATACTCTGGCGGTAAATATTCGCCGAATAATCTTTTTAATATTTTAAATTCGCTACGTTGCGCATAGTGCAAACGCTTATGAATAGCAGAAATTACTTTCTGACCTTTTTCTAAAAGGGCGACAGTCGTACCTACTGGCGCATTCGAATTCGCATCTCCAGTTTGATTATCCATAACAGCAGCGAATCGCTGTCCTGATTCTACTAAAACGCCCATCAGCTGCGCTAACGCAGGACTTGGTTCTTTAAACGGTAGCGGCATAAACGCATCGCGAATCGTACCTCCAGGAGTATCGACATCTCGCCACTCTCCTGGTTGTACGGGATCATCAGACCGTTGGATATTTAGCCCTCGTGCTTTAAACCCAGCGGGTAGGTTCGCTAGCGTACCGGCATCTATAAGCTGTCTTAGTATTGCGGTCGCTGATTTCGTAACGCCGCCAATCATATGGATTAAACCGAAACCGTAAAAACCTAATCCTGGTAAAAATTTATAGTGCGTAAAATACTCAACCTTTTTACGCATCGGATCGTTTTCTAAATAGTTTCTACGGATAGATAAGACGCGATTGTTATCTTTACATACTGTAACGATATACGGCAAAGCTAACCCAGTAGCTTCTCCGTTCGCATCAGTATGTTCAAAGCCTTCGATATCTAGTTCAGCATGAAACTCTAACAACGTATAATCGGCTTCTCTACCTGTGCGAGAGACACCGTCTATTTCATCTATTTTTTGTTGTACAGGATCTTCTTGTTCGGAATACGAAGGACGACTCATTTCTTCGTCGGTATAAAAACCACTAAGTTGTAGTTTCCGTAAATCGTTTACCGTCATCGTCATACGGTGAGTAATACGAGGTGACGTATGTAAATCTGTAGCTGTATACGGGACTACTAAATCTTCTGCTTTTATAAACCTAGAAACGACACGACCCATCGTCGGATCGTAATAACATTTTTTAAATGCAGACCCTGCGAGCGGTAGATAAAATAGCATCTGATCCATTTCAGGATCGTATTCTTCCATTTTGTATAACAATTGGAAGTTCATAAAATCCTTAACACGATTAGCTTGCATCGCTTTCGGATCGTTAGACGCACCCATAACTTTCGTATCTACTGGGCCGTTAGCAGGTAGTAATTCTTTATAGGCTTGTGCTTGGAAATGAGTAGCAGCTTCGGCTAATAGTGGATGGTATACCCCACTAGCGCCTTCAAACGGTTCACTACGAGGATCACTTTCGATACCTAATAGTTCTAAACCGTCTCGAAAAGTTTCGTACCAGTTTTCTCGGCTATCTAAATCGTCTTGATAAGAACTAAGGAGTTCAGAAGAAATTTCTCTGAGGGTAGCTGGGTCTAAAAACTCTGCAAGGTTTTCGTCAAACGGGATATTGACGTCCATTTCCATTGCTGACGGATCTACGAGGTTATCATCTTCGTCGAACAGGATTTCTACCTGTTCTTCGCCCTCTAAATCTTCTGGGAATTGCACTTCAGCCATGGAACGCTACCCTACTCT